TAAACTCAATAGTAGATTTAGATGAATCAATATTATTTTTAGCAAATTTAAGATAATTATATCTTGAATTATTTTCTTTTTCAGCAATTAGAGGTAATGAAGTTATATTTTTACCTTTAATATAAAACATATCAAATGCTGCAAATAAATGTTTAGTTGAATTATCAATTCTTTTATCACATGTAACATATTCTCCATCAATTAAACTATTATATAAATTAGATTGTGCTACTAATCCTGTATCAAATATATTATATGTATTATTAATAGTATATATGTTACCATTATTATTAATATATAGTAATAATCTTTCACCATCGGCTTTTTCAGTGACTGTATAACCATCTAAAATACTAACGGCACCAAATTCTTTAGGATCAATGAGATTAATTTTTTCTAAAGTAATAGGTTTAGGTGTAAGTAATGGAATAAAATCTTTTTTATTATAACTACTAATTCTAATATCTTTTTTAATTAAATCATTGTATTCTAATAATATTTTTTTTTGATCTTCTTTAAACATTATATTTGGATATAATGTTATATATTGTAACATTTTTACAATAGATTCTAGTATTTTAGATATATCAATACTATTTTTTATAATAATACTAAATTGATAATTTTGAAGTTCTTTAATAATATTAGATGATTTAAAATTTTCAAATGTATCATCTTCTTTATTTTTTTTTATTAATGTAGTTACATATTCTATATCATTTATTTTATCAACATATTTAATTTTTTTGTATATAGTATATTTTTTTTTTACTGTATTCCAATTATCCGGTAAAGATGACAATTCATTTGTTTCATTTATATTAAATAAAATATTATAATCAAAAAGATTATCGAGTTTATTAGATAAATTTTTTTTTTTATTTAAAAACTTATAACTATTTATATTTTCAAGTGATTCATTATTGCAATATTTAATAATATTTGACATATTATATATTATTAAAGCATTATCATTATCATCTAAAATTTCCAAAATTTCATCATCTATCATTTCTATAATACCATCATTATTGGATATAGAACTAGTAAAATTATTAAATTCTAATTCACTCCAATTTAAATTATTATAATTATTAATAATAATTTCAAATGTATTATTATTAGTAAGTAAAGTTAATGAACTATTTAAAATGTTAATAATATCTGAGTCCTTAGAAAATTCCATAATTTAATTATCTCTATTTTATATATATAATATATTTGATTTATATAATTTAAATATCATTTTTTATTTAAAATTAATAAGAAATAAAATATATAAATGGAATTAAAAAATATTAATTTATTAGTAACTGGTGGATGCGGATTTATAGGGTCCCATTTTTGTAATTATATATATAAAAAAGTAAATAAATTAATTATTTTAGATAAACTTACATATGTAGCTAATAAAGAAAGTATTAATTATATTTTAAATAATTTTAATGTAATTTTAATTGAAGATGATATTTTAAATCATAATTTTAATGAAACATATGATAAATATAATATAAATTATATTATACATTTAGCGGCTGAAACACATGTTGATAATTCATATATTTTTTTTAAAAAACATATTGATAATAATATAATAGCAACACAAATATTAATAGAATCTATATTAAATTATAATAAAAAAATTAAATTAATACATTTTTCAACAGATGAAATTTATGGCGAATCTAATAATGATACTATTATATTTAAAGAAGATTCTAATTTTAATCCAACTAATCCATATGCAGCAACTAAAGCTAGTGCTGAATTAATTATCAATACATATAAGTATTCTTATAATTTACCAATAATAATAACGAGATGCAATAATGTATATGGAATAAATCAACATAAAGAAAAAGTAATTCCTAAATTTATATCTAATATAATAGATAATAAACCGATTGAAATACATGGTACACAAAATAAAAAAAGAGATTTTATATACATTGATGATGTTATAAGTGCATTAGAAATTATAATAATAAATGGAGTAGATAGTGAAATATATAATATTGGTATTAATAATCCAATATATATATACGATTTGGCAAATATAATATGTAATAAAATGAATAAAAAAAATCATAAAATTTTAAGAGTAAAAGATAGACCTTTTAATGATTATAGATATAATATAGATAATAGTAAATTAATGAATATAGGTTGGAAACCTATTTTTATTAATAAAAATGATTTTGAAAAAAATTTAGAAAAGATTATAGATAATATAAAAAATAATTAATTATATTCTATTAATTTAATTATTTTACCTTTAAAATACCAATTAAAATATGTTATATTAAATAATTTATTAAATTGATTTGTTGAATAATTATTATTACATTTTAAATAATGATTATTATTATATAATAAATATTGTAATTGATATATTTGATTTTTTAAAACAATAATTTTTAATTCCCAATTTAACTTATTTAATATTTCATATTCATTTTTTGAAATATCAATTGCATTTATATTATTAAAATAAAATGTTGATGGTACATGAGAAATATCCATTATATAAGTTATATTATATAATAATATCAAATATCATTTTTTTTAAAATTTATTTAAGAATTACATTTAATTAATGTTTAGAAAAAGAAAAATGAGTGGAAATAAAATTGGGATGATTAATACAACAGAATTTGATAGTGTTGTTAAAAAACTAAGAGAATTCTTTCAGAAAAAAGGATTTGAAGAAGTACATACGCAAAGTAGATTAAGTATATTAGCTGCATGCGAAGATCCCAAAACTATATCCACTTATAGTTATTCAGGTCAAGTTTGGCCTTTACCACAAACCGGACAAATGTGGTTAGAATATGAATTACTAAGTAAACCTGAAGCAAATGGATTTTTCTGTGTAAGTACTAGTTATAGAAATGAACCAAATCCTGTTCCAGGTAGACACGATAAAATATTTCCAATGTTTGAATTCGAAATGAAGGGTGGTATGGATGAAATGAAAAAAATGGAAGAAGAATTGTTAGATCATTTAGGTTTTAATAAGTTTTATCCTTCGGGAACTTATCCAGAAGGAGATTATATTGATATTGCTGAAAAATATGAAACAAAAGAACTAGAACATGAACATGAAGAAAAACTTAGACAAGATCATGGACCAGTTTTTTTCTTAAAGCATTTCCCTAATTTTAGTTCACCATTTTGGAATATGAAACAAGCTGATGATAGTACTGTAGAAGGAGGTCATGCTAAAAAAATTGATGTAATTATCAATGGAATTGAAACAATTGGTAGTGCTCAACGATCTACAGATCCAGAAGAAATGAGAAAACAATTCTATAATATAAGTGATGGCGCATATGCGAATATTTTATTTAGTAATTTTACAAAAGAAAGAGTTGAAAGAGAACTTAATGAATTTTTAAGTTTTAATTTCTTTGAACGTTCGGGTGGCGGAATTGGTATAACTAGATTAATTAAAGTAATGAAAGAATCAGAATTGCTTTAATTATTAATAATTTATTTTTATAAATAGAATTAAAATAAAAAAATTGATTTTATATTAAATTATTAATTTTAATAATGTTTGAAACATTTTACAGCGAATATTGTAAAAATTATTATAATTTGGAAGCATATATAATTTATATTAAAAGTTTTGATATGGTATCTATTATTAATAATAATATGTATCCTGAATGTAATATATCATTCTAAAGTATTTATATTACATCATACAGTATGATTTCCAGAAATATTTAAGTTGTATTTTTTCCATTCGGGTATAATTAAATCACCATCTATTATAATATCTAAGTTATTATTATCCATATATATTAAATCACTTAATTTATTAAGATCATTATAATTATTAAAAGTTTCTTCAGATTTAACAGTAATTATCGTACCCGTTACACTTAAATCTACTTTTATATCAATATCTTTATCTAAATAATAATTTTTCATATATATTTATTCTATTTTATAATTATATTTAAAAATAAATTTTATTATAGTTAATAATATGAATGTTTTTATAATTGGTCACAATGGTTGGATTGGTAAAAAATTTTGTAATATTTTAGATAATAATAATATTAATTATAAATATTCAAATTTGCGCGCTGAAGATGATAATATATTAAAAGAAATATTAAATTATAATACAACCCATATATATTGTTGTTGTGGTAGAACACATGGTTATATTAATGATATAAAATATAATACTATAGATTATTTAGAAGATCCTTCTACATTAAAAGAAAATATTAATGATAATTTATATGTTCCATTGTCATTAGCTTTATTTTCTGATAAAAATAATATTCATTTCACTTATATTGGAACAGGTTGTATATTTGATGATTCTATTACTAAATTTAATGAAAATGATAAACCCAATTTTTTTGGTTCAAATTATAGTATTGTTAAGGGATTTACTGATATGTTGATAAAACAAACCAATGCCTTAATATTAAGAATTAGGATGCCAATTTCTAGTGATAATAATGAAAGAAATTTTATTACAAAAATAACAAAGTATAACAAAATATGTAGTATCTCTAATTCAATGACAGTATTAGATGATATGCTACCATTATGTTTGAAAATGATGATTAATAAAGAAAAAGGTTGTTATAATTTTACAAATCCTGGTGTAATATCACATAACGAAATTTTAGAATTATATACAGATATTGTTGACAATAAATTTAAATGGAAAAATTTTTCTATTTACGAGCAAAATAAAATATTAAAATCTAAAAGAAGCAATAATCATTTAGATACAAGTAAATTAGAAAGTAAATATGAAGTTAAACATATTAGAATGGCATTATATTATTCATTAGAAAAAATGCGTAAAAATAATCAAGAATTATTAATGATAAATTAACAACTATTTCAAATAAATTAGATAATATTTAGTCATCCCACCATAAACCCACAACAGTTCCTTTAGTTCCTGTTGGTACCCAATGTATCCAAAATTTAACACTACCTCCATCTCTTGTTTGTGGAAAGTCCCATCCGTGACCTGGACTAGGATGTTGGCCCAATCTTTTAAAAGTATTACCTTTTTTTAAAAATATTGCAGGTTTCGCCCATTGATGATTTGGATCATTTTTATCTCCCCAATTATTCCATGTACAATATAATAAAGCATTATTAGCCCATGTATGAACCCATACGTCTCTACTGCCACCGCTTTGAGGTGCTGTTACATCTTGTATTTTAATAAAAGGTAAATAACCCCAAAAATGATTTCTATGTTCTTTTCTTTTATCTCTTGGAATACTTTTAATATCTAATGGTCCTGCTGGCCCTTGTGGACCTTGTGGCCCCTGCTGACCTCTTTCGCCATCTTTTGGTGGTGCTACTTGTGGTGCAGGTGCGCCTTTCATACCTGGAATTCCAGGTAATCCTGTTTGTGCTACTGGACCAGCAGTACCAGGAGGCCCAGAGGGTCCCTGTGGACCTTTTTCTCCGATAGCACCTTGTGGACCTCTTTCACCTTGTTTTCCTGAATCACCTTTACCAACACATAAACTACTATTACCTTGTAAACCTCTTGCACCTTTTTGACCGGTCTTACCAATATCACCTTTATCACCATCTTTGCCACGTGGAATGGGAATTATAATTTCTTGTATACCATCCTTTGCTTGTTGTTCTATAGAAGGATAGTTTTCTTCCGGAAATTTACCTAATATTTCTCTACTTTCTTTATCAATAAATTTGATTGGTGGAATAGGTAAAGCATTCTTACCTTTTTTTCCAATTTTTCCTTGTCCTCCCTTATCGCCTTTATCACCTTTGGCACCGGTATCACCTTTATCCCCTTTATCGCCTTTATCACCTTCGTTTATGTTTTCTTCATTTGAATTAATATCTAATTTTTTTCTAGCATTTTTATTATTTTCATCTTTTACACTAATAATATCTTGAAATTCTTCAGTTTGATTTTCATTATTTATAATAAATATTAATAATAAACAAATAAATATCAATAATATTAAAAATGCATATATTTTTAAATTATAACTATTAATTGAAATAAGCATTATAATTTATTACCTCTATTATTATTTTTTATTTTTGTTCACATATTAAAAAAGCAAAGGGTGTATTTAACATATAATATGGATAATTATTAATATTAATTAAATCTATATTTTGATTAATATCTATTATTTTTGTAATATTCAAATCTATATTATCATAATAAAAAACCTTTCTTGTATTATTTTTGAATTCAATTATAATATTATCTTCTGATTTATAATTTAATGAATTATAATATATTGCATCTATAAAATTATTAAACATTATTAGATCATGAATATTTATTTTATGTATTATATTTCTATTTGATATTTTATGATTATCTATTTTTAATTTATATTTATGATTTAATTGATTTAGATATTCATCAGTATATTTTTTACCAGTATTAATATTATTAGATATATATGTTATATTTTTAGATGTTGAATTTTTATTTAATGTATTTAAATAATTTGCTGTATCATGATATTTTTGTAATTTTAAATTAGGTTTATTATATGAATTATTATATGTTTTAAGTGCTAAAATATTTATATTTAATCTTAAATTTTTATTATTAAAAATATATGGTTTAATAAAAGATTTGGCACATTTAAAATTATTAAAATTTAAAACTAATAAAATTATTTTTATATATTTAAACATATTTTTAATTATAATATAATTTTATATTTATATATAAAAAAAATAAAATTAATTAGAATAGGCAAGACCACCCATACCAGATAATATACGTAATACGTTATAATTTACAGCATAAACACTTATTAAACCAGTTACACCACTTGCTACTTGTAAATGAGCACTATCAATACGAGACATATTAAGAGTACCAGATGGTTGATGTTCTTCTGGTTTCAATGCAAATGAATATACATTTATACCTAATTTGTAATGATCTGGCGTATTTTCATGATGTTGATATGGTTGTATGATTGAGAAATATGCGCCATCTCTTTCAGCAAAGCGATCATTTCCATTAAGTTGTAATTTTGCTCTTCTAACAGGATTGCTTGGTAAACTAAGGAGTACATCTTTGTTACTACCATCACCTTGTGTATCACTAACGCCATCTGATGTAATATGATTATATTGATTAAATGCATCGCTTGAGAAATTATTCCAATATGGTTTACTTTCTTTAGTAGCAATTTCACCAATGCCGAGAGTTGGAGTAGGGGCACCAGTTTGAGAGTCTGGTTTAATAGTCCATATTAATTCTTTAACGGGATGATTGAAATTCATTCTTACACTCTTAAGTGCATCACCTAATGATTGAGTAATTTTGTCAGCACCAGTAAATTGTAACTGTTCTATTAAATATTCATGAGATAATTGTGCAAATCTTCTACGTTCATCGGTATCTAAAAAGATATAATCGACCCATAATTGAGAAGTTTCCATTGATAATGTTCCACCTTTATTTGTATTATTATCTTCATCTTCTTTAGTAGTACCATCATAGCTGAAGTTACCATCAGTTTGATCAACTAATTCATTCGCATTAGCATATTCAATATTAATTTTAACTTCATGATATTGTAAAGCAATTAATGGTAAAGCCAAACCTACATTGCGACAGAACCAAAATTCTAAAGGTATATATACTTCTACCTCGTTACCACCATCAAGTAAAACAGATGCATTTCTTTGATTGCCACCAACCATAACATCATAACCAGTTTTTTTACCAACAGGCATACTTAATTCATTCCAAATATATAACCATTCAGAATAATGTTTATCAATACGTTGTCCGCCAATTTCTAATTCAATATTTTTAAGTAATCTTAAACCATAATATGGTACAAGTGCTAATTTAGTTCCAGCACTGGCTGTATTTTTTAAAGTAGCTCTGAAATATATTCTATTGATTAAATCACCATTGCGTGTTATCAATACGCTAACACGAGATCCTATACTTGGATTTCCGTTAAAACTTTGTTCGATTGCTTCCATCGCAAAATTAGTGTGACGGCGATAAACTACTTTAAAAAAAGTAATTTGTGGATTACCTGTTAAATATACATCTTGTGCACCATATGCTACGAGTTGAAGAAGACCACCACCCATTTGTTTTTAATTCACTTTTATACTATAATAGGAGAAAAAAAAATATAATAATTAAACTTAATTACTATAAGCAATACCGCCCATACCCGATAATATACGTAATACGTTGTAATTTACAGCATATATAGAAACTGACTTACCTGATCCCCCCGCACCAGAAACATAATCTAATGATAATGTTGCTGAATCAATACGAGACATATTAAGAGTTCCGGATGGTTGATGTTCTTCGGGTTTTAATGCAAAAGAATAAACATTAATACCAACATTATTTGGTACATTTTCGTGATGTTGGAATGGTTGTACTAAATTAAAATATTTACCATCACGAGAAGCAAAGCGATCATTGCCGTTTAATGTCAATTTGCCTTCTTTAACAGCATTGGTTAAACCTGAATTTGGACCTATTAATGCGCTAAGAGCATCATAATTAGCAGCACTAGCTTGTGTAACAGCAGTTGCGCTGCTAGTAAAGTTAAACCAATTGTCATTATTTGGAGTATCAGTTTGTACAGTCCATACCAATTCTTTAACAGGATGATTGAAATTTAATTTAATTTTATTACCAGCAACTTCTTTGCCGGTAAATTGTAATTGTTCGATTAAATATTCATGAGAAGATTGAGCGAATTTTCTACGTTCATCAGTATCTAAATAAACATAATCAACCCATAATGATGCATTTAATGTAGCACTAGTAGTTGCAGTTTCACCTTGTTGAATACATTCTGACTCGGGAGCAAATTGAATATTAATTTTAACTTCATGATATTGTAAACCAATTAAAGGTAATGCTAAACCAACATTGCGACAGAACCAAAATTCAAGAGGAACATATAAATTACCATCTAAATCGCCACCTGGTCCACCAACCATACTGTAATAAGCATCTTTTTTACCAACTGGTAATGATAATTCATTCCAGATGTACATCCATTCAGCATAATGTTTATCTATTTTTTGCCCTCCAATTTCAACTTCTGCATATTTTACTAAACGTAAACCATAAAAGGGACAACATTTAGGTTCAGTAGTATTAACTACTAAATAAGCACGACTGATTAAATCACCATTTCTAGAAATAGTGCTTGTAACACGTTGTCCGTAACCTACAGAACCATTGAAAGTTTGTTGAATAGATTCTAAAGCAAAGTTAGTATGTCTGCGATATACTACTTTGAAAAAGGTAATTTGAGGATTACCAGTTAAATATACGTCTTGAGCACCATAAGCAACGAGTTGAAGAAGACCACCGCCCATTTTATTTTTGTTCTTTCTATTATATTATTTAAGAAAAAAAATAAGTAATTTATTATCTAATTGGAATACGCGATGCCACCCATACCAGATAATATACGTAATACGTTGTAATTTACAGCATATACAGATACCATATCAGCCGCATCACCAGATGTATCATATTCTAAATCTAATGTTGCAGAATCAATACGAGACATGTTTAGAGTGCCAGATGGTTGATGTTCTTCAGGTTTTAATGCAAAAGAATAAACATTGATACCAACGTTATTTGGTACATTTTCGTGATGTTGGAATGGTTGTACCATTGAGAAATACATACCATCGCGTTGAGCAAAACGATCATTGCCATTAAGTGTTAGTTTGGCTTTACTAATTAAATTGACTGGAGCACCAGCTGGACCAACAAGATTGGCAAGAGTTGAATATTTTTTATCAGTCGAAGCAGAAACTACATCTTTATCACTGGTATAATTAAACCAGTTATTTACGTCTCTAGAAGCACCTTCAGCAACCCATACTAATTCTTTAACAGGATGATTAAAGTTTAATTTAAGTTTTCTATTTGCTTGTTCTTTTCCAGTAAATTGTAATTGTTCGATTAAATATTCATGAGAAGATTGAGCGAATTTTCTACGTTCATCAGTATCTAAATAAACATAGTCTACCCATAAGGAAGCAGATAATGAGCCGGCTGTAGAAGCTACTTCGCTTGCATCTGCAAATTGAATATTTACTTTAACTTCATGATATTGTAAACCAATTAAAGGTAATGCTAAACCAACATTGCGGCAGAACCAAAATTCAAGAGGAACATACATAGTACCTACTGCAGCAGAAGTGCCACCCGGTCCACCAACCATATTGTAATAAGCTTGTTTTTTGCCAACAGGCATACTTAATTCATTCCAGATATACATCCATTCGCCATAATGTTTGTCTATTTTTTGACCGCCGATTTCTAATTCAACATATTTGATAGCGCGTAAACCAACCATTGGCGCTAATCCAGTAGAACCACTAGTTGACATTTCTAAATAAGAACGACTGATTAAATCACCATTTCTAGAAATGGTAGCTGTTACACGATTGCCCCAGCCAACAGAACCATTAAAAGTTTGTTGTATAGATTCTAAAGCAAAGTTAGTATGTCTGCGATATACTACTTTGAAAAAGGTAATTTGAGGATTACCTGTTAAATATACATCTTGTGCACCGTAAGCTACAAGTTGAAGAAGACCGCCACCCATTTTAATTTATACTTTCTTTTATACTATATAATTAGAAAAAAAAAAGAGAGAAAACTTAATTAGAATAGGCAAGACCGCCCATACCTGATAAAATACGTAAAACGTTGTAATTAACAGCATATACTTGCAAATTACCTGTTTTCTTTGTTGCATCTTCTATTTTTAATGCTAATACGGCGCTATCTATACGAGACATATTGAGAGTACCCGATGGTTGATGTTCTTCTGGTTTAATAGCGAAAGAATACACATTGATACCACCATTTTTAGGTACATTAGTATGATGTTGATACGGTTGAATTTTATCGAAATAAGTACCATCACGTGGAGCAATACGATCATTACCATTAAGTCTAATGTGTGCTGTAGTAACAGGATTTCCACCAAAAACAGTAGCGTCGTCATCCTTAGAATAATTATTCCATTGTAATACAGGATTTTTAGTAGTTGCGGATTTATCACCAGGCCATTTAGAAACCCATACTAATTCTTTGCAAGGATGATTGAAATTTAATCTAACTTGAGTATTGTATGATTCTTCACCGGTATATTGTAATTGTTCAATTAAATATTCATGAGATAATTGAGCGAATTTTCTACGTTCATCAGTATCTAAATAAATATAATCGACCCAAATATCAACTCTTGTAAGATCACCAATTGTTACAGCATTACCAGATGGTTCGTGTACTACTGAAGTATCAGCGTCGGCAGCTTTAAAATTAACAGCAACTTCATCTTTTTCAGCAAAATCAATTTTGAATTTTACTTCATGATATTGAAGAGCAATTAAAGGTAATGCTAATCCGACATTGCGACAGAACCAAAATTCTAATGGAATATACAATTTACTTGAAGCCGATGTTAAAACAGTAGATAAAGCACCACCATTTGCACCAACCATTTTATCATAACCATATCTTTTACCAGATGGTAAAGACAATTCATTCCATATGTACATCCAATCAGAATAATGTTTATCAATTTGTTGTCCTCCGATTTCAACAGTTACAGATTTTAATAATTTTAATCCAACATAATTTACATAATGATCTTTTGCTTGATCTTGAACATAACCCAAACCGGGTAATTCAACTTCTACATATGCTCTATTTATTAAATCGCCATTTCTAGATACAGTACAAGTTATTGAACTACCATATTGCGCTGTTCCATTATAAGTTTGCATAATAGATTCAATCGCAAAATTAGTATGACGTCTATAAACTACTTTGAAGAAAGTAATTTGAGGATTACCAGTTAAATATACATCTTGAGCACCATAGGCTACTAATTGAAGAAGACCACCACCCATTTGTTATTTTATCTTTTTATACTATATAAAAAGAAAAAAAATAAAGATAAACACAATATACTTAAAAGAATTATTATAAAAAGTTTATATAAGATGTTTAAAGATAAAACATCTAAAAAAAGATTGAATAATACAGAAAATTATAAAGATAAATGTACTTTAGATACAATGCATCATAATATAATTAAAGATTTTGAAAATAAGTCAAAAAAATATAATGAATATATTATTAACTTAGATAAATTAAATTTAAATAAAAATAATATAATGTCGAATATTCAAATATTATCAGAAAATAAAGATAATTTAAATACAAAAGAATATAATAATTTATGGAATTCAAATATCAAAATTAAAGAAGAAATATATAATATAAATCAAGAACTTAAAAATATAGAAAACTATAATGAAATAGATTATTATAAAGATACAAGTGATATATTATTTAATTATTATGATATTATTGAAAATCAATCTAAAAATAGTAATCTTGCAAAAAAAACTGTTCTTGATGCTTTAAATAATAAAAATGTTACACATGTGAATAATACAGATAAAACAAGTTTAGTAGATGAATATTTATCATTAACTAATAGTCAATATGTAAAAAAAAATTTAAATGAAAATATAGAAATATGCAAAGAATGTCAAAATTCATTAACTTGTTTACAACATGAAGCAATTATGATATGTGAAAAATGTGGATACCAAGAATTATTACTTGTTGAGCAAAATAGACCGATATTAAAACAAAACGCTAAAGATACATCACATTTTAGTTATAAAAGAATTAATCATTTTAGAGAGTGGTGTAATCAAGTTCAAGGAAAAGAAAGTACCGATATACCAGATGAAATTTTTGAAAAAATTTTAAATGAAATAAAAAAAGAAAAAATTATAGATACAAAAACAATAACTTATACTAAAATGCGGGAAATATTAAAAAGATTAAGAATTAATAAATATTATGAACATATAAATTATATTTTAAATAGAATTAATGGTATTCCAACTCCTCAATTTTCATCAGAATTGGAAGATAAATTATGTTTAATGTTTAGGGATATTCAAGCACCATTTTTAAAACATTGTCCTAAAGACAGGAAAAATTTTCTATCATATAGTTATGTTTTATATAAATTTTTTCAAATTTTAGGTTTAAATGAATATCTTAAATATTTTCCATTATTGAAAAGCAGAGAAAAATTATATTTACAAGATCAAATATGGAAAAAAATATGCGAAGAATTAAATTATCCGATTATTCCATCATTGTAATTATTTTAATTCTTTTTTAATTACTTCTCGTATATTAGTACTTAAATTTTTAACATATTTACTTGATAACTTCTTTAAAACTTTTTCTATTACTTTTTTATTTATTTTTTTACCTCCTCCTGTTAAAGAACCAAATGACGAATATGATGTATCTATGTGTCCCATATTTGGCATTTCATATCCAGGACTACTATAATCTCTTTGTAATGTATCGAATACTGTGTGTTTAGTTGGTTCAATAGATGATTCTAATACATATTTACTACATTCTCCATTTTGTACAGGTACAGCACAACCTCTACCTCCTTTTTTCATTCTATTTTCTAAAATATATAAACAATTAAATTTATTATTTTTTATAATATGTATTCATTTGATAAATTATTACAGTTATATTATAAAACTGAAAATTCAGAAACTTTTAAAAATAAATATGTAGATAATTTAGTTGATAATATTAATAATAATAATATAGTTAATGATGAAAATTTTTTATTAGATTTTATTATTATTAATAATTTACATTATAAAATTGAAAATTATGTTAAATATATATATATTCTAGTTCCTATATTATTTTTTAATGTATTTATATTAGGATTTAAACAATTTATTTATATGATTTAATAAAGTAATATGGATTATAATACGGGTGGTAGAGTTAATTTTGATGGTACAACAGATAATAACGCAAATAATTTAAATAATATTACTATCGATCAAAAATTCTCTATTGTTATTGGCGAAAATGCAGGTCAAACTATTTTACCTTCTGCTTCAACAAAAGATGAATTTAATATTTTAATAGGACAAAATACAGCACAATTTTCTAAAAATATAGAACATTGTGTTATTATAGGTGAAAATGCAGGAAAATTTTTAGATAATGGTAGTGAAAATATAATAATTGGCAATGATTTTAATAATAATGTTTCTAATATTCATAATCTCTTATCAATAGGTTATTCAAATATTTTTAATTCAGATTCTATTTATAATAATATATTAGGTACTTCAAATATTATTTTATCAAATATAAATTCGAGAATTGATATACCAATATCATGTAATAACATAATAGGTAATAATAATAATATAAATAATTTAAATAATTCAATTATAATTGGTAATTATAATAATTTTAATAGTTTATCTGAAAATAATTTAATATGTATTGGTAATGATATTGAATATAATGATAAGTTATCTTTAAATATAGATAATTCTATTATTAAAAATAATAATAATTCATTTACTAAAAATGATATAACATATACTTATGATAATTTATTAATAGGAAATAATTATCATACTAAAATAGGAATTGGATTTGATGATTATAATTTGATTGATAATATTATTGAAAATGAAACTTCTAATATTTATTATAATAATTTAAAATTACAAAATCTTTCTATTGATTTAACAAGTAATACATTTGAGTCAAGTATTATTTTAAATATTACAAGTAATTCTGATAATAAATATATACAAAGTATTAGAAATAGTGAAATACAAACTTTTTTTAATATTGTAAAAATTACTCCTCTTTATACTAATAATGAATTAAATCCAACTTATTTAGATGAAATACCACATACATATTCTTATATTACTGATATTGCTAAAGAATTTTATGATCAATCTGCACTTTTTATTGAAGAAATTCAAAATCAAAAAATATTAAATAATATTAATCATTCTTTATATGTTAATAATGGTATAAATACAGATCATTTATCAATTAATAATAATAATAATAATAAAATTTCATTATATTCATCTGATAATTTAATAAGTAATATTAGTTATGTTTTACCAAATAATGATATAAATACTCTAAGTGCTAATAATAAATATGTTTTATCAATTTCAAATTATAATGAACTATACTGGTTATTAAATACAGATATTGATGATAATAATATTAAATTAAATAATATATCAAATTATTTAAATAAAATTGAAAGTAAAACATCAAATATAAATATATTAAATAATGGAAATATAATTTTAAATTCTGATTTTACTGTAAATGGTATATTAAATATTAACTCGCTTAATATAACTGGGAATACCTCTTTTTTAACTAAAGATGATGTTTCTACTATTCAAGGCGAACCTGGTCCTCGTGGTTTAAAAGGAGACAGGGGTGATAATGGTAATAAAGGTGATAAAGGCGATAAAGGTGATAAAGGCAATGGATTTAAAAGTATTAATTATGATAATACAACAGGTATAATTACATTCGATAGTGATGATGGATTATTTTTAAAAACAGATGATATAAGAGGAGAAAAAGGAGATGGTTATACAGGTGCATATTATAATCTCGAATCTGGTAAAATTACATTTTTAGGTACAAAAGAAGAATTAAATTTTACAACTGGTAGTATTATTGGACCACGTGGTGAAAAAGGTGATAATATAGGTGAAGTTATATTTTATAATTATGATAAAAGTATTCAATTAGGAAAAATAGGTGATTCTTCAATTTCTAGTACAGATATTTTAATACCAAATGGTCATCAGGGCATTCAAGGTATACAGGGTTTAACTGGATTACGAGGTGAAAGAGGAGAACATGGTATTGAGGGTGCGCCTGGACCTATTGGTCCACAAGGACCACAAGGATTAAGAGGTTCACCTGGTACTGCTAACGTTGTTGCACCTGTGAATGCAGGTGATTTTATCATAATTAATTATGATAAATCTGGATATCCTAAAATTAATACTGATATTAATAATATAGTAGCACATATTCAATCAGATTCATCTATTGGACTAGATTCTACTTTACATGATAATATTTTAGAAATTGAAGGTAAAACTTCTAATATTGAAATAATTGATTCAGGTAATATTAAATTATATAGTGATTTAACAATAAATGGCGATATTAATATTAGTTCTGGTTCTAGTTTTAAAATTAATGGTGTAGCAATAGCAACAACTGATACAACATATACAGCGGGTACTGGTATTAGTATAAGTGGTACAACAATTGATTCTCTGATAACACAATATGAAGATAGTAATGTACTAACATTATTAAATACAACTGGTGTTACAGGTGGATTAAAAGTTACTACTGGTAATGTAGG